CCTCATTCATCCATTCAGGAACTAAATTAGGTACTAAACCTAATACAGGAACCCCGCTCTTCATAGATTCGATTGGGAATGTACCATAACCACTCGCTTCATCAATCCAAACAGATAAGAAACAATCTCTAAGAGCGTTTGTAAAATCTTTTTCTGTTAAACCTCTCATATCTCTAAAAGTAATCCATCTGTATTGAGGGAATTTAATATAAAATGTTTTAATAAAATTTGCGGTATCTCGTTGTTCTCTTGAATGAATTGCGATGATTGGTTTTGCTGGGTATTTGCTAGGTGAAAAATTTTCAGAAACAAAAGGAGGTAAAATATCAAAAGAAGTATTTCTCATCACGCTCTCAATCATTTCTTTTTGTTTTTCTGATGTTGTAATACATTTATGAAACCCAAGTTGTGCCCAAGTTTGACCAGGTTGTAATGTTTCTAACATATGGTCATAAGCTTGACATAAAACAACTTTACCACAAGGTAGTTTAGTAACTTGAGGCATTACAAACCCAAATAACTCTGGAATGATAATAAAGTCTTCAGGGGAAACTTCTAAATTTTGACCCTCAATCGCTTTATGAGGTAGTTTATCCATATAATCTTTACCTAACCATCCTGAAACTCCTGTGTAATCAGGTTTTTCGTGTAACATAATAGGGTTATAACCCGATTCTAATAACGCCATACCTAAATTATAGGTATAGGTAATAGATGCCTTTGCATTACCTTTAGTATCTTGGACTAATAGGTAAATTCTTGATTTTTTTTCTTTTAAGTTCTTAATCGAACTTTCTAATTTTTGAATTTGCTCTTGTGTCATATTAGTATTTGTTTATTAATTTTTTATTTAAAAGACTGTTAAAGGCTAACTTAAACGGCATTGATAGTCCGTTGGTTGATTTCATCCCTAAAGTTTCATCGGTTTCTGCGTCCTCAGTTAAGATAGTTTCGGTTAATAGTTTAACCATATCGTACCTAACAACACTAATCGTGTTTTGTACTGTATCACCTGAAAACTCATCTAAATCACTATCTACATTGATATAACCCTCAATGGCGTCTAAATCAAAGTAGTAATGCTCTCCTAAAATTTTTAACATTATATTATTTGTTTTAATTTTTCATCAAGTTCTTTTATCGAACTAATCGAGATTGAACTTTCAGAATGTTTATTATAATCCGTATTATATTTTATAATAATTTTATCTGACGGATATTCTAATAATAGGGAAGGATTTGCGGTAAGTAAAATATCAATCTCATCCCACATAGAATTAATTGTATAATTACTATAGAATTTTACCTTTTCAAACTGACATCCAAACTTCGAAAGAAAGAAAAGTGTTGCTGGTTTTGATTTACCAATCTCATCAGATACAATAACTAATTCGTGTTCATCTCTTAATTTCAAATAAAGTTCATTTAAATCATTAAATGTGTTGTATTCGGTTGATTGTGCATGACCAAATATTTCCATCGGAAATTCTTCATAAAGAAATGAATAAAGTTCTTCTTCGTTCTGAAATTTTAAATGGTCTGATAAATTTAAGGTCTCGACAGGTAAACTCATTTCATAGGTAAATTCACCGGTCTCATCAATTCCGTCAGTTTTATCAATTAAAAATTTTTGGTAGGTTTGTGTAATTTTATCAATAGTGTTTCTTAAAACGCCATTAACTTCAATTCCAATTCTCATTCTTCGTATTGTTTTAATATTTTTCCAATAAGCGGATTTCTAACTATATCTTTATCTTCAAATTCAAAAATTCCAACATCTTCAATCTTTTTAAATTTTTGTAAAGCATCCCATAGTCCACTCTGCTTTTTGTCTTTATATCTGTCGGTTTGTTCTAAATCTCCAGATATAAAAAATTTACTATTAAAACCAATTCTTGTCAATAGAAGTTTCATTTGATTTGGAGTTGAATTTTGCGCTTCCTCGAATATTAAAATTGAGTTATCGATATTCATACCTCTCATATAGGCCAATGCAAATACTTCGATAATATCGTTTTCCTTTAATTTTTCTCTAGCTTCTTTTCCAATAATTTTATTCATTAGATAATAAGAAGGGAAAATATACGGGTCTAATTTTTCCTCCATATTTCCAGGTAATGAACCAAGTTTTTCTTCGGCCTCAACCGCAGGTCTGACAATAATAATTTTTTCATAATTGTTATTTGGGTCGGCAAGTAAATCTAAAGCCGCCTTCATCGCAATATAACTTTTACCAACACCCGCAGGTCCTGAACAAATTGTTATTTGATTGTTCGTTAAAAGATTATAATATTTTTTTTGATTTTCAGATAAGAATTTCTCTTTAGTCTTTCGTTTAATAACTTCTAAAATTAATTCTTTCTTAGTTTTATACTTAACCACAGGTTCTGTTGGTTGGGTTGGTTTTTTTTTAGTTGCCATTTAACAATATTTAAAATTTATTAGGGTTGACATTAGTTAATTACTTTTTTTTGATTAATGATGTTATAGAATCTTCCCCTATTTCATATATATCAATCGAATATATATTTTCACATAATTCTTCAAACTCAATATTACTAATATAATATTGTGATTTATCTCTAATTTTACCCGATTTAATATCGTACAAAAGGTTTAAAGTATTATTTTTTGGATTACTACCATGACTATTATAATACCTACTATTAGATGTGTGTAAATCTTCCAAAACATATACACCTTCACTTTTTAAGTGATTATTAAACATAATCTTAAATGTTACTTGTTGTTGAATCATCGTATGACCCCCATCATCTAAAATTATATCTAAATTTTTAGGTAAATTACCTAATTCAATTTCATTTTCTTGGTTTGCAATTATAGTCTCAATTCTATCATTATTAAGATATGATTTATCGTAAATATCGACCCCGTATATCTTTGACCGAGTAAAATACTCATACCACATTTTTAACGATGACCCATCTAAAACCCCAATTTCCATAAAATTTAGTTCTAAATTTTTATATTTTTGTAAATGTTCATCATATAATTTACAAAAATTATGATAATGTGCCTTATCAGTATTATACTTCATTCCTAAGTCGTGTAAATTCATAAATTTTAGATTTGATTAAATATTATTTTATTAATTTGTATATATCGAATTAGAAGTAACTCCAGGGTCTTCGTTGCAATGAAAAATTCTATTATAACCTAAAGAAATTAGGTAGTTGTGTACTTCATCCGTTTCCACATTAAAAATAGTTTTTTCTAATCCATTTGTTTCAATGACAATAATTGGTTTATTATTTTTTATAGTTTTTTCGGAACCTTTTAATACCATTAATTCGAACCCTTCACAATCTAACTTTATAAAATCTAAATCGTTTATTTCTAAATTGTCTAATTTAAAAGATTTTATCCCTTGTAAACTTTTTTTAACTCTAGACATACCACTGTTTACTCTTTGGTTTTTATAATCTATTTCAGGATTAGTTTCATAACCTATATGATATAAAACTTCCACATAACCATCTTCGTCTCCTAAAGCATTATTAAAAAGTTTAATATTTTCATTTTTAGATGTATTATATTTTAAATGAGAAAATGTTTCAGGATTAGGTTCAAAACATAAAACTTTTTTAAATATTTTTGACATATATAATGACCAAAAACCTAAATGTCCTCCAACATCAACAAATGTTCTCTTATCTCTATTTTCTAATAGAGTCATAATTATTTGACGTTCTTTACCTACCGCAAAATTATGTACCGGGTCTTGCGTTGAAATGTGAGCGATAAATGAATTGTCCCAATCATGACATTCATACTCCACACCATTAGTTGATTTAACTATCATTATTTTTTTATTTTTTTATTGTTTATCTATAATTTGACATATTTGGAAGTGGCATTCCGATTAAAAATCTGTCTCGGTTATTAAACATTATTTTATGTAATATTCTACCTAATAATTCATTCCATCCAAGTGGATAATTGTATTTTTCTTTATCAATATCGGTAATAAAATTTTCGTCACCGTGAACACCACCAAAAACCGCTCTAGAATGATAATGACCTGGATATACCCTCAATTTTTCATAGACCTCGTCCATTTTATTTTTAGTTTCATTTAACCAAATTTTAGATAAATCAGTTTTTTGTTTAAAAATATAATGTCCATTACCACATAATTCGTCATAATATGGACGTATAAAACTGTCTTCATGACTCGTAGCAACCCCACCATTAATTTCTCGATAACCTATAAAATCTTTGTCAGAATTATGTAATTGGTCAAAATACCGCCTCCAGCTGTAGTCACAATGTTTTATATCAGTATAACCGCCGCCATAATGATACATAAAATATGAGCGTAAATAATCGCTTTTATGTGTCAATGACAAGTATTTAAAACCATTATGAAATGGAGATTCGTGTATTTCATAGTCTTTAAGATTATCATCGGTAACTAAAACTACATCACATTCTGAATTATTTTTAATAGATTCGTAGGACGATTTCCGATTAGGATTCATTTCAGCGCCAAACCAAAAACAAAAAATTTTATACATAATATTTAATTCTATTTTTTTACCCCCCAAAAATATAAATCACAATGAGTTTCATTTATTTCAAATTTATAAGAAGAGAAACATTCGTCTAAATTTAAAAATTCTCTTATATCTTTTTCTGTAACATTTTTATAATATTCAGAATCCCAATTTAATCTAGTGACATTCGGCATTGATATCCAATTAGTAATAATATTACCTTGTGATGTGATTCCTTTTTCTTTATCTAAAATGTCTTGACTTTTAGTTCCGTGTACAGGTCTACCTGTTGTTGCGCAGGTAAAAATAAAATACCCCCCTTTTTTTAACATTCTTATTGCATTAAGAATACTTTCTTTATAAAATGGATTGTGTTCCCAACACTCACAAGAGATTATAGTGTCAAAACTTTCGTCCGGTTCATTATATTCATTTGCTGGACAGACAACGTCTACCCCTTTACCCGGTCCTATATCTAAACCTATAAAATCACAATTTTCAAACCAAGGTTTTTCATTTCCATTTACGTCAAATGAACCAATGTCCAAGACCCTACAATTTTTAAACGCGGTAGGTAATTTTAATTTTAGTTTATCTAAAAATTCTTTTTGTTCTTTGTGAGCCATTTAACAATTTTTTTTTAATTTAGTTTCTGAAATATTTGTTCTAACACCTAAAAATGTTTCTTTTGGTAGAATTAAACAATTTTTATTTTTTTCCATGTATCGTTTTAAATCAATTTCTATGCAAGAATGTTTATTTTTTAAATTAAAATAATAATTACTAAAATTTATAAATTCTTTTTTTAAAAAGGAAATGAAAAAAGTATGAACACCTTCTCCTCCGTAAATATCACCATCATTCTTCGCCAAGAAATCATATCCATTATTTATTATATAACCATCAATTAAATCAAAAATATTATAATTTATTAATTCGTATCTTCCCGTCAAAAAAACAATTATGTCATCATTTTCATAATTACTTTTTAAGTGATTGGTCATATGATTCATCCAATTAGTACCTTTAAAATCAAAATTATTACCAATTTTTGAAAAAAAATATTTATAATTAGATTCAATTATAAAATCGTAATTCATATCCTCCACAGTTTCTAAAAAAGACACAGTCTTAAACCTATCGCCATATTTTTTAACGGAATTAAAAGTTTCTTTTATCTCATAAATTATCTCGGCCCTATTTTTCAAATACGCCGTAGTTATAATTAAATGTATGTTATTTATATTCTTCATTAATTAATTTTTTCCAATAAATTTGATTAATAATTTCTAAATTAAATTTAGAATTAATTATCGTATTATATTTTTCATATATTAACTCTAAATCATTTAATTCATGTAACGAATTTAATATAATTATAGGTAGTTTTTCATATAATTCATATATTTTAAACTCCCCAACTTTAATGGTTATTGGTATTCTATTAGAATAAATAACCTCCCACAATCTATGAGTATCTACTCCATTACCTGCGGGGCATACTATCATTTCGTAGTCCAATACTTTGTCAAAAAATTGTTCTATAGATAAATTAGGTTCTTCCCAATCAATATGATTACAATCAATACAAATATTTTTAATAGGATTTCTATGTTGATAGTTAGTGCTTACTTGAAAATTTGAATATATTTTCTTAGTTGGAATTACAGATTTATTTCTACTTAATAGATTTTCTTTTAATAGAACTCTATCGTAATACCCAATGCCGTGACCTTCTCTTATAGAAGGTAATTTATTTTCAATTCCCATTGGTATTGGAATCAATCTTTTGTCATTAGATAGTGCGTTTTGTGCGTACCATTTGATGACATTTTTTGGTAATAAAGACAATAAATTATCTGTAATCGCGTAGTCAGAATTACCCGAGATTAAAATAACTTTATTGCTTAAAGTTGATATGTGTTTAAATTCTTCTAATAAGAAATCGGTCTTACAGAAGATTATTTTTCTACCATCATGTAGTTCTGAAAAATTATTTAATTGTATTAACATTGCATTATTTTAATCAATTATTTTAAATTTTAAAATCGAATTAACCGAGTCCGCCCAATTATAAATCTCACCATTTCTACCTTTACCATTTTTAAGTTTTAAATGATAAAAAATATCACTATTTCTTAATTTTAAAGAATCAAATATTAGTCTAAATGAACTGTCAATAAAATGAGATTCTACACTATTTTCCATTAAATAACAATAATCAAAAATATTTTCAGTTAAACCTACTTTAGGTCTAATGATAGGTAAATCTTTATTAACTATCAACCCCTCGTTTATCTCAAATCCTCTACTTTCATCATCATGGACAAAAACGTATTGATTTTCTTTAACATTATATTTGTTAAATAATTCCATTTCACGATTAATGTCTCTATCCACTTTAAATTTTAACCATCTATTAATCACCGGTATCTTATTTTGTAGATAAAAAGATTCGTCAAAATAGTCTGATTCAGGATGGTTATAAAACCCAGCAACTATTAAATCTTCTTTAGGTATTGAGAAGTTATTAATATAATTCTTAGCGAACAAATCATCCCCAACTAAAAAATCTAAATTAGATAAATCTTTATACATAAATTTTACCGCAGTTAAATTATGTGGTTTAACAAACATAAAATATCTTTCGTTTTCGTCAAATAAAGTTCTAACTAAACCGTTACATATTATGTGGTCTCCAAGACCCAAATGGTGATATATGTATTTCATAAATTATTTAAAGAGGATAAGTAAGACATTTTTTCTTTCGTTTTTATATAATGAAATGTGATATATTTTGGTATGTCTAATTCATTTAATGAGTATGATTCAGGCGGTTGACTTTTAAAAAAATCTAAATCCTTAACTTCTATATTTGAATTTCTTAAATAAATTCCAAGGGTGACATCCGAATATCCTGTTTTTAATATTTCTATATTAACCCCTATAATTTCTAATAATTTATTTGAAATTAAATATCCTGCACCACCTGAACAGTAACCAAGAGTTTTGTCTCTTGGCCATGAGTGTATTACTGACCCATATACAGAGTCTTTATCTAACGTGTCTAATAATTTTTCCAATTTAATAATATCAACAAACGTATCGTCATCACAAAAAAAATACCACTCGTATCCTTTATGATTTTCGTTTATATATTTTAGAGAATTGATATGTTTTTCTTCATTGGAATGGTAATCGGTCCTATTAGAGACTTTAACTATGTTTTTTTCTTTATCTTCGTGGTCAGAATAAAATAAACAATCAACATCTTTACCCCACGTTTCTTTAACGTTATAATATCTTTGGGGGTTCATTGAGCCGTGTAATATACAGTACAAAATCTTTTTCATAATACTAATCTATAATCTTCCCCAACTGGTTTATCATTTTCATCAATTCTGTCACCAACAAATCTAGCATATTCTCTTTTAATTGGAAATGGTTTTTTCTCAAAAAATTCGTCATGAGTTACTCTGTCGTTTTGAAATACCCAATATATTGTTTTTAAAAAAGTTTGGTCAGAACCATAAGATAAATTCTTATCTTTTTTAAATTTATCAATCATATCTGAAATAGGGATTGATTTTGATTTAATTCCCCACATTCCCCCTAATATACCTAAACCATCATTACCATAAGGTATTCTATGTGCCGGATGGTCTCTCATAACGTGCAAACTTTTACCACTTTTAATCCATTCATCAACCGCCATTTTCTCTCGTATTGTTATTCTCGAATCACAATCTCTAAATATGGAATATTCTGATTCAGGTAAATCAACCGCAAAAAATCTCCAAAACATACCATATAGATTTTTTTCGGAAACATCAATAGTTAACACATCCAAATCTTTTAATTTTTCAATAGTTTCATTAGGTACTGAATTATCATAATAAACAACCATTTTCCATTCAGGATAAATTCCCTTCCATAGTTCGGCATTTCTAATTGCCCCTACATTATATATTGGTTTATCACCCCATAAACTAAAACTTAGGTATCTCATATTAAATTATTACTAAGTTTAAACATATTATTTTCATAATCCACATTATGTCCTTGAGTTTTGTGAGAATCCATTTGAACGTGTTTTAGAAGACCATTAGTTAACATCATTTTTTTATGTTTTGTAAAATAGTAAAATGATACCGCTCTTTCAAACGCATGACCACTTGTTTTAGAATTTTTTAAATATTCGATTAGTGGTTCGAACCATTTCATAAAATCATTAAAAATATCATTTCTAAACGTGACATTACTTGTACTTGACCAATATAAATTAGGGTTATTTTGAATAATCAATCTTAATTGTCTCTCAATATTCTGTTTATAAACTTTAGTTATTGCGTCAAATATTTCAGATACCCATTGTTTGTTATCGATATAATGGAAGTTACTAACCGGAAATGGAACATAACCAATCATTTCAGAATTTTCATAAAAAAACTTTGAGATAGATTGTTCAAAATTAGTGTGTAGATTTGTATCGTATTCTAATAAATTAACGTATTTTGTTTTGATTAAATTATTTTTCCATAATAAATACCATCCCGTAAATGCGGTAAAATAAGGATAATCTTCTAAATTATCTTTGTAGTTTTTTGCAATAATAACTTTATTATTATCTTCAATTAAGTCTGTATGTCTATTACCTAAAAAAACGTATCTATAATTTTTTAACATACCAAATTTATTATTTTTTTCATATTCTAAAATAATATTTTGGTCGTGAACACAAACAAATGTCTCAACAGAATCTTCCGTTTTTGTAATATCTAAAGGTAATTTGTCTTTATATTTTTCCGAGAATTTATTTCTATTATCTTCCCATTGTTGATTTGTTTGACCTATCGATAAATGAGTTACCCTGTTATTAAACGTAACCCCTATCTTAACTCCGTCAAGATAATTTGGAATGCAAAACCCTAAATCATAAAAATGAAACCCTGTTATAGACTCATCAAATTTATGTTTTATTTTTGTTTTATTTATTGCAATAAACAATCCATCAACTAGTACGGTTTCCTCAACTCTATCATTTATATTTAAAGAGTATGTTGATGTCCATTTTTTACCTTCGTGCTTGTGGTTAACAATACCGTACATTGTTTGTGGAACTTTCCACCACTGACCGCTAACATCCAAAAATTTTGAACCCGCCAAACCTAAAATACCATATTCAGGATTTTTTTCAAAACTTTTTAACACTTTCTCACCCCATTTATTAGTGTCGAATTCTAAATCATCATGACATAAAACAATAATATCATATTTAGATTCATCAATTATCTCATTATAAACTTGAGATAAGTTCTTTTCCCCATTATTAACCTTTTCAATAATCTGAACTTCTTTATACATACAAGTTTTTTGTAAGTATTCTTGATATTCAGGATTTGGTTTTCTTGTACTATATCCTATTGTTATCATATTCCCGTGCTTCCAAAACCTTTATTATTCCTATCTTTAATAGACATTTCATTTCTCTCAACTAAATTAACCCACTTTCCGTTAACGACAGGACATAAAACAGCTTGAGCAATTTTCATTCCTTTTTTAATTGTAAAAGGTTCTTTGTTGGTGTTAAAAATAATAACTTTAACTTCCCCCAAATATCCACTATCAACCGTTCCTGGCGAATTTAAACACATTAATCCCTGATTAATTGCTAATCCACTTTTACTTCTAACTTGAATTTCATACCCATCTTTAATATCAAAGGATAATCCTGTTGGTATTAATGCTCTTCCTAATCCATCAACAACGATTTCTTCAGTCGAGTATAGGTCAAATCCTGAATCGGACTCGTAATTATAAAATGGTGTTACGGCCTTGGGATTTAATTTACGATAACCTAAATCTAACTTAGGTACGTAGTTCATCATATCATCCTCTAATTTTTTAATATCAACCCCATATTCATCGAATATTAGATTGTAATCAATATCATTTTTGTGTTCAAGTAAATATTTGTTAATAAGGTCATTATCCTCTTTAATTTTGTTTAAATCTGGCTCTTCAATCATTTTAATTCTTTTAATTTTTTAATTATTTCTATTAGTACATTCACATCTTTTTCACAATATTCTGAAATCTTATCTAAACTTTTACCACTCCAATAGTATTCATGAATGTTTGCACCTGTAACTTCCCCATCTTTGGGAGTCTCAATTCCAAGACAAGAACACAATAAATCTAATGAACCTATCGAACTGTATGAACCGTATTGCCATATTTCTTTGGTGTCTA